AATGGAGAACCAAGAGTGGAAAACCGTCTAGTAAAACAGGTGAGCGATACCTTCCAGAAGCTGCGATTAAAAGTCTCAGCCCTGCTGAGTACGCTGCAACAACGCGTGCGAAACGTGCTGGCAAAAAAGCCGGGAAACAATTCGTAGCGCAGCCCAAGACCATCACAAAGAAAACAGCAGGGTTTAGATAATGGCCTCAACCACCGGAACCACGGCATTTAACCTCGACATGAACGACCTCATTGAGGAGGCGTTTGAGCGTTGCGGCCAAGAGTTGCGTACGGGCTACAACTTCCGCACTGCGCGTCGGTCGTTGAACCTGCTGACGATTGAGTGGGCCAACCGTGGCTTGAACTTCTGGACGGTGGAGCAGGGCCAGATTCCTATGGTGACGGGTCAGGCCATATACCCCATGCCTACGGACACAATCAACCTGTTGGACATGGTAATCCGCCAGAGCAACGGCACATCCAACCAGATTGATATCAACATCAGCGGTATCTCTGAATCGACCTACATGTCGCTGCCAAACAAGTTGGCACAAGGTCGCCCAATTCAGGTCTGGTACAACCGTCAGTCCGGCCAAGAGAACAGCACTACGGTTACCCTTAACGGGACGATTACATCTACAGCCACCACAATCACAGTGTCAAATGTAGATAGCTTGACCACCGCTGGGTTTATCAAGATTGATAACGAGACAATCAGTTACCCCAACGTAGACCCTGTAAACAACCAGTTGTTAAATTGCGCACGTGGGCAAAACGGTACAACCGCTGCGGCGCACACTACCGGCGCGGCTATCACTGCGCAAAATTTGCCCGCCATCAACGTGTGGCCAACACCTAACGCCCCCGGTGACCAGTACATGTTCGTGTACTACCGCATGCGCCGCATCCAAGATGCTGGCTCTGGTGTATCGGTGCAAGACATTCCGTTTCGTTTTATCCCCTGCATGGTGGCAGGGTTGGCGTATCTGTTGAGCATGAAGCTGCCAGACGTTGACCCTCAGCGCGTAATGGGGCTGAAGGCAGAGTACGAGCAACAGTGGGATTTGGCGGCTGCGGAAGACCGCGACACGTCTCCTTTGCGTTTTGTGCCGAGGAACATGTTCTATGCCTAATCGGTTTGCCTCGGGTAAGCATGCGATTGCGGAATGCGACCGATGTGCGCAGAGGTACATGCTCAAGGAACTTCGCACACAGACCGTCAAGACCAAGCCGTTTAAGGTCAAGGTTTGCAAGGCGTGCTGGGACCCTGATCATCCACAGTTGCAGTTGGGTATGTACCCAGTCAACGACCCGCAAGCTGTGCGGGAGCCTCGGCCTGATGTGAGCTACACGGTGTCGGGGCAAAGTGGGTTGCAGATTCTGCAAACCAACAGCTTGGACGAAGAGGGCTTTGGTTACCCAGAAGCCGGTAGTCGAGTTTTCCAGTGGGGGTATAACCCTGTTGGCGGAGCAAGTGGGTTTGACACGCTTTTAACACCAAACAATTTGGTGTTGGCGGTAGAATTAGGCACAGTTACGGTTGCAACGACATAAGGAGTCGATCATGGACAAAAAAGATATGGCGCAAGACAGGAAGACGGTGGCTGGAGCCGTGCACGCGCACGAGAAGAAGCTGCATCCCGGTCAACCTATGACTAAGCTGGCTAAGGGCGGCAAGACCAATGCTCAGATGAAATCGCTGGGGCGTGGTTTGGCCAAGGTAGCCAACCAGAAGAAGTCTTCGTTCACCTATAAAAAGGGGGCTTGATATGGCTACTTTTAGCAAGAAGATGATGGGCAAGGAAGTTGGCGGTGCCGAAGTCTACGCCCCACCCCACACGATGGACGGTAAGTCTGGTGTGGACATCAAGAACAGCGGTTACCAAGGGGGTAACCGTTTGAAGGCCAATGATGTCAACATGTCTGTAGGCAACATCAGCCGTGATGATTACCCTGCCCCTAAGACATCCGGCATCAAGGTGCGCGGCACTGGCGCAGCTACTAAAGGCTTGATTGCCCGAGGCCCAATGGCATGAACTACGCCCAGCTTGTTGCGTCTATTGAAGCGTATACGGAAAACAACTTTCCGGATGTAACGCTGGCCGACGAGTCTATAGAGACCTCGAAGGAGCAGGTTGACCGCTTTATTCAACAAGCCGAGCAGCGCATCTACAACACGGTGCAATTCCCCTCCCTGCGCAGCAACGTCACGGGGTCTACGTCATCGGCAAATAAGTACCTGTCGTGTCCGGGTGATTTTTTGGCCACGTATTCTATGGCCGTCATTGACGCTTCCGGTAACTACGAGTACCTGCTCAACAAGGATGTGAACTTCATCCGGCAGGCGTACCCCAACCCTACAACAGATGTTGGCATCCCCAAGTATTACGCTATTTTTGGCCCGCAGTCTGCGGACTCCAAAGAGCTGACGTTTATTCTTGGCCCTACACCTAACGCAGTGTATGGGGTGGAGTTGCACTATTACTACTACCCTGAATCAATTGTGACGGCTGGGCAGACGTGGTTGGGCGACAACTTCGACTCTGTGCTTCTTTATGGGTCACTGGTTGAGGCGTATACGTTTATGAAGGGTGAGACAGACCTGCTGACCCTGTATGACGGCAAGTACAAAGAAGCACTTGCGTTGGCCAAACGTCTGGGTGATGGTATGGAACGTCAAGACGCTTACCGCTCCGGCCAATATAGACAGGCGGTGACTTGATGGCTTTTACCGGCAACTTTTCTTGCAACACTCTGCGCAGTGGGCTGGCCAACGGGACAATCAATCTGTCTTCAGACACTTTTCGCTTGGCGCTGTACACCAACGCTGCGTCGCTTGACCAAACCACCACAGCTTACACGTCAGACGGGGAAGCCTCTGGCGGCAATTATGTAGCAGGTGGGCAAGTGGTGACCGCAACAGTGAGTTCTATACCCACTACAACGGGCAGTGTCACCTATGTCACGTTTACAAATGCTTCGTGGACGGGCACAATCACGGCTCGTGGGGCGTTGATTTATAAAGCCGGGGCCAACGGTGCAATTTGCGTACTGGACTTTGGTAACGACAAAACTTCAACCAACACTTTTGTTGTGCAGATGCCCGCTGACACCAGCACGTCTGCGCTTATTCGTATTTTATAAGGAAACCATCATGTCCAACGAAATTGCAAAAGCCTCTGACGCCGTCTGTAGCGGTCTGATCGCAGGCACTAAATACACCGAAACAGCCAAGGCCACAGGTCGATTCCTGATGGAGTGCTTTGACAAAGACGGCAACCTCAAGTGGTCTGCCGAAGAGAGCAACCTCGTGGTCAACGTGGGCCTTCAGTACATGGCTGGCACAGCCCTGACTAGCACAGCACAGATCACATCTTGGTACATCGGCTTGTACGGCGCTGGCGCTTCCAACACCCCTGCTGCTGGCGACACAATGGCCTCGCACGCTGGCTGGACTGAGGTTACTCCTTACTCTGGTACTCGCCCTGCTGCTACGTTTGCCGCTGCAACCAACGCCAACCCATCAGTTGTGACCAACACCGCAAGCCCCGCATCGTTCTCAATTACGTCCACCCAAACTGTTGGCGGCGCGTTCTTGGTGAGCAATAGCACTGCTGGCGGTTCAACAGGCACCTTGTTCTCCGCTGCCGACTTCCAGTCTCCCGGCGACCGCTCGGTGGTGTCTGGTGATACATTGAACGTCACATACACCTTCTCCTTGGCAGGTTAATGGGGTAAGGCATGGTCAAGATTGACTTTGAATTTGACACCCCGCACGGCGTCTTCCGGGACGCCTTGCACCTGCCTGACGACCACGGCATGACTGATGAGCAGATTGATGCCATGAAACAGCAGCGCGTGGACAACTGGATTGCCATCGTAACCGCCCCACCAGCAGAAGTTGTTGAAGAAACTCCTCCAACTGAGGAGTAAAAATGAGTGATCGCTTCTGGGTTGGTGGTACTGGCACTTGGGACACCACCAGCACTACAAACTGGTCTGCTACCTCCGGCGGGGGTAGTGGTGCGTCTGTCCCGACCGTAGCGGATAGCGTCTTCTTTGACCAAGCGGGAACCTACACCGTCACCATGACGGGCGCACTGAACTGTCTGGACATTACGGTGTCA